TTGTGCTGGCTGTACAGATTCGCACCGAGGCCCATACCAGCACCGGATAGAGTGGACAAAGCCAGCAGGGGAAGCATCAATAGTACCTCCTGCGGTATCCGGTCCTCCTGGACCTGGTGTATCTTCCACGCCTGCGGTATCCGTTGTAATAACGTCCTTTTCCATACATTGTCGTACGTTCCTGTGCATCAATGCACAATTATGTATATCAGTCAACCAACTAATTATAAATTTCGGCAAAAGCTGCCATCAATCATGACACAAACATGGATGTTGACCGTGCCGAGAAGGAAGACCGAGAAAGAGTGGATGGGCATCTACAAGTGGCTCCGTGATAACGATGTACACAAATGGACAGTGGCCATGGAAACGGGCAACAACGGATACGACCACTGGCAAATCAGATTCCAAGTCGGCAAGACCTTCAAGCAGCTGAAAAAGGAATGGGGACCGAAGGCACACATCGAGGAGGCCTCCGACACATGGGAGTACGAGCGCAAGTCAGGCATGTTCTTCAGCAGCGATGATACGCCCGAGGTCAGAAAGTGCAGGTTCGGCCGCCTAAATTGGCGTCAGCGGACCATCGTACGCGCCGTACAAGACACGAACGACCGCGAAATAGTGGTATGGTATGACCCGAACGGAAATAAGGGCAAATCGTGGCTCCTAGGGCACCTCTACGAGACCGGGCAGGCATGGGTAATCCAAGCTCAAGATACGGTCAAAGGCATCATACAAGACTGTGCGTCCGAGTTCATCAACCACGGATGGAGGCCCATCGTAGTCATCGACATACCGCGCACATGGAAATGGACGTCAGACCTCTATGTAGCGATTGAGCGCATCAAGGACGGGCTGATAAAGGACCCGAGGTACAACAGCAAGACAGTGCACATCCGCGGTGTTAAGGTGTTGATAACGTGTAACACCATGCCAACACGTGACAAGTTGTCCGCCGACCGGTGGGTAATCGTCGAGTTGTGAAACGCGAGCACTTCTCTTCGTAACACTAGTCGAAGTGCCGCTCTCTCCCCTTTAGGGGAGAGAAGGTAGAAGACCGCGTTGACAGGGGCTGTTTGTGGTCCTTGTCTTTTACGGGGAAAAAGCAATTTGCGTTATGGTTTTGGTTGGGAATCTCGGGGATTAGTGGGGGCTTCGTCGGCCCCCACGCCCCCAGAATGAGGACAGGAACTTACTCTTCCTCATCGTCGAATTCGAGGACGGTTTTCTCGGGGAGGATTCCCTGATATCCGGTTGTCTCGAACTCTTCGACCCTGTGAGAGCCTTTTGAGCTGTGGATTATCACGATGCTCATATCAGCACCTCCGGCAGCTGTTCACCGTCGTTAGTCGGGAACGGCGTGTTACTATCCGTAGCAGGAGAGTTAACAGTAGGCAGTTTTGCCACAGGGAACTGAGGCTGGACGAACCTATCGATGCTGCGGTAGTTCTGGTATCCGACCACAACGGGGCTCTTGAAGTACACATCCTCGGTCACAAAGACCCTGTAGTAGTAGTTGGTCTTGTGCATAGGAGGTGTAACTATCGTGAACACATTGACAGCCGGGATTGCAGCCTCGACTGCCTGGGCATGAACGGTTCCGGTCTGACCAGACTTGGTACCCTTCAGAAGGACACCATCAGTAGGCATCCAACCAAGGCGACCACGATGGCCAACCTGAAACAGTCCCCTCGGGTCTGAAGCATCTGCAGCAACTGTAATAGGGGCAGCACTAGGTCCACTAGTGTTAGCACCATCATAGACAGCAGTGATAGACGTACAGTCATCCGTGAGGCTGGTGTCGGCCAAATTACGTACGGAACCCGGGAGGTAATCCTGATGCAGCTGACCTATCTGCCAGTACATAGGACGGGCATACCTGGAAAGGCCAGACTGCAGCTGCCACTTGAACCACCTCTGGTCAATCAYCATGGACTCATACAGTTCCCTCTGCTGGTCTCCAGTCAAACCGGTGAGGTCAGTATAGACGTCCTCTCCATTGGTAATTCTGGTCAGTCCTGGGGTCAACTGGTCCCTGGGGTCAACCGTGTTCTCTCCTGCTTCATAGGAAAGCCCAGTAGGGTCCACAGGCAGCGTGGACGCAGGAATCATCTTCATCTTGACTCCTCCGAGCTTGTAGTATTTGAACGCAGAGAAGAACGGGTACAGACGCTTGTAGACGCCATATCCGCCGGCCTGGACCTCCATTATCTGCATCTCATCCGCTTTCGTCTGCAAATCGAAGAACCATTGGAACTTCTGGTGCAGTACCTTACTTCCGTGTCTCTTTCTGAATGCCATCATAACCACCTACTCATTGTGCGGGTTGCGTTGTAGACTCCTGGAGACCCAATAAAGCCTCCAATTGAACCTAGACTGCTGGCGTAGCTCTGACTGATGCCAGTATCAAGAGCGCGCATCTTACCCTCCGGACCCAGTTCAGGATAACGGATAGTGCGTCCAGTATTCCTTTTGTAGTCATTCAACCACCTCTGATAACCTGCCTTCTGGTAGTCGTACAATTGTCTCTGC